TGATAAACTCTGCTACTTCTCTAGGTATATCGTATTCTTTACCATTTATATTTATCTTGCGTTTGCTTAATTTAACATTATATTCCATTATTTATCATCTCCTATTATTTCTTTATATTTTTGTAAAGCATCTTTAACTCTAACTACTGAAAATATATCGTTTTCATCATCTAACATATTTTCTAAATATTTTATAAACTCTTTTTGTTGTTCCTTTAATTTATCATTTTCTTGTTGTAATTCTTTTATATATTTATATAATATTTTTTGGTCTTTATATGTAAATTCGCTTGTATAATCATTGTGTGGTTCTAAACTGGTTGTTTCTAAATAAAGTAATATCTCTTCTAAATCAGTAAGTTCTATATTCATTATCTCACCACCTTTAATATATCTAATAATTCATTTGTATATCCTTGCTCATTAATTTCAAATAAATCAAATATTCTTATTACATCAGTATTAATGATTGCTTTCTTATTAGAAACATATTCTATTGCTTTATCTATAGTTCTTTTATACACATCTCTTGTTTGTATTATGTCATCTCTAGTGCTTGTTTCATAAATGAGAAACTTTGCTACTTCATCTGGAATATCATATTCTTTGCCATTTATATTTATTTTGCCTTTACTTAATTTAATATTGTATTTCATTATTTTCCTCCTTTTATTTTTTGCACTTTTTCAAGCATAGCCATTACTAAGAATGATGTCTTGCTTTGTCCTGTCATTTTTGTTGCTTTTTCTAATTCATTAAACTCCCATTCAGAAAGTCTAATATTTAATACTCTTGTTTTTGTTTTCTTTCTCATATTATCTCCTATCTACAATATTGGTCATATAATTCACAATATTGATTTTTATATTCTTTTAAATCTTCAATTTCTTCTTGTTGTTTTTCTATTGTGTCTGCTTGCTCTTCTATTACATCAGAATATTCTTCTAATTTATCGACTAATTCCTTAATAGTTACTAAGTCTTGGTTTCTGAATATCTCTTTTATAGTGTAACCATAGAAATCTTTTAAGTTGATATAAACATTATTCATTTTCTCCACCCCCTTTTCTTTCTTTTTTCTTCAGCATCTAAATAAATATTTATATTTCTTTTTGTTTTGCTATTTTCCCATTCGTAAAGTGCAGTTCCATACTTATTTATTTGATAATCTTCTATCATTCTAATTAATTCTTCTAGATACTTGAACTCGCCATGTCTTTTAATAAATTCAGTTCTAAACAAATTTCTAGTTACCATTGCCTTATCTTTATACAAATTAAAATAAAAATTCAATTTAAATTCTTCCATTTTCTTTTCCTCCTTTTATTCGCTATTTATTTTAATTTTAACGAAGTTTTAATAATTCTAATATAATTTCTATTTTATTATTTTCATTAATTCTAGACTAATTTAATTAAGTCTAGTGATGTATTTATTAATTTAAAGATGAAATTCTTTGTAAAATTAACAAAGTGCCAACAATAATTATTGAATAAAATATAATTATACCTTTATTTTCTTTTAAAAACTTTTTCATTATATTCTTTCTCCTTTCTTAACTCCATAATATTCATATAAGTCTCTATCTAAATTATATCTTAACCATTTAATTATCTTTTTCATTTTACCACTCTTCCTCTTCTATATAGTATTTATCTTTTATTCTATTTTTTTTGTCGTATAATTTTAGCATCTTTATAAATTCTTGTGCTTCTTTAAGGGTTTTGAATTCCTTTATTTCTCCACTTTCTTCTCCATAAACAACATAACTTTTCATTTTTCATCTCTTCCTTTCCTTAATGACATTATAATTGTACCACAAAGTATATACATTTGTCAACACATTAAATGAAATTTCTTTATTTTTTTTACATTTTCTTTATAAACCCTTATAAAAACAAAGAAAATATGCAAATCGAGGCATAAAAAAAGAAGTAGGTGCTTAGCCTACTTAATATAATCTTACATTGTCCCAATTTGTAGTTCCATTTTGGATATTCAAATTAACTTGTCTTTGAACTTCATCATAGTTAGAACCTAGTGCATTTATTCTATCTTCACCATTTCCAAAGTCTCCTCTAATAGTCTTTCTAACTAAATCTAGAATATCGATGCTTGGCTCTGGTACAGGTGCTAATATTTCATTAACTCTTGCTTGCACTTCTGCATATCTATCGCCTAATGCATTCTTTCTATCTTCACCATTACCATATTTACCAGCGATAACTTCTTGTGCTAATTCCTCTGTAGTTTTTTCTTTGATTGGCTCTGGATTATTAATCTTATTTGCTTCATCAGCGATATACTGCATTTTGCTTCTTAGATAATCTCCAGGACAAGTGGTACTAGTAAACATACTATGCCAAGTTAAATTTTTGCCAGGTACTAATATTCCCAAGTTTCTCCTCTTAGCGATATCTGCAACCAATTTAATAACAGCATTTAAAGTAATATCGTTAACATACCAACTATTATCATTATCAGATATTTCAATAGTTACTGACTTGCAGTTGCTATCCCAATTACTATTAGTCCAAGCAGTATCTTCTTCATCAACATAATTAGCAATACTTCCATCATACCCAACACCATAGTGAGAACTACCATATCTACCTTTTGCTTGAAATATTCTACCACATTGTTTTGCAGTTAATCTTCCTGCCATATGATGAATAGTAATTGCTTCAATGCTTCTACCATCTCTGCCTTTAGTATAGTTCCCCTCATCTGCAGGTACTATTATTTGTGTTAGACTTGACTTACTCATCTACTTCATCCCCCTTTCCATTACTTAACTCTAATTCCATTTCTTCTGTAATTTTAATTTCTTCCATATTATCTACTCTCCTTTTATCTTATTTATTGCTTTATTTCCTAATAAATATGTTGATATTACTGCTATAACTACTGCTATAGTATTTGTTACTTTATCTGCATTGATATTCCATATAGGAGCAATTCCTATAATTAAAGCATTTATTATAGTCAATATATTCAGAATATATTTACTTGCCTTTTTAAACTTTTCCATTCTTAACACCTCTCTTTCAATTCACTAATTTCTTCTTTTATATACTTAACATCATCTTCTAAGCGATATGTTCTTTCTATTACAGTGTTGTGCTTATCTACCTTTTTTTCTAATTGTTCTATTCTATATTTGATTAATTTAATTCCAGCAAAGGAACCTATACAAGTTCCCGCAAATGATAAAAGTGCTACTATTATTGTGTCATTCATATTTTCTCCTTTTTATTTTATTTTTATTTCCATCTTCCTATTGCTAATACATGAAATACATAATCTGCACTTTCATTTGAAGTTGGTGCTAATATATAAACTTTTCCAGCATTATTTGCACTTGAAAATTGTACTGCTTCTAATGAAGCATTTACTTCGTGCAATGTTACATATACAAAAGGTATATCCTTAAATGCCATAGGATAATTTCCTAAATCTGCTTGTGTAGTACTTTCATACATATTTCCCCATGTTGCTGTTCTTGCTAAATTTCTAGTTACTTTGTGCATAGTTATTAATCTACCATCTGAATACTTAATCCACTTTCCATCATTATTACTACCACTTTCAACTATATAACCAGCCCAAGGCATATAAGATGTTGGAGTTGGGCTTTCTTCTATTTGAAATTTAAGAATTAAATTATTGAATGTTACTAAATCACTACCAAAGTATCCAATCCAATGTAGTCTTGTTTCTTCTGTTAATGTAAAGGTACTAGAATAAGTAGTTCCATCGGAAACACCAGCTTCAATGCTTTGTGAAAAAACAATAGTACCATCATAGAAGTTTGTTCCATCGCTCTTTCTTAAATAAAAATCAATGCTATTATCTGATAGAGAACCACTAACTTTTTTTATAGTTGCTGTATATGTCCCCGCTTTTAAAATTATACCATCTTCATCTTTATTTACATTTGGACTATCTAAAAAAATATTTGTTGCAGTGGTTGAACTTCCATTTATTAAAATTTGATTATTTGTTTGGTTAAAATTCAATCCAGTATTAGTGCTTATTTTTGCATTTCCAACATTAAATAAATTTTTGAATATATTGCTTTCTACTATGCCATTTACCGATTTTTTTATTTCGTTCATATCGTCAGCAGTTACCTTATTTACATTGGCAACGTCTGTATTTTCATGTAATGCTACTTTATCTTCATAAGTTATCATAAGTTACCTCCTTGAGAGATATTATTTAAATAATAACCACTTTTTTTTATTAACTTATTATTTATTTTTTTCATTTTATCTTCCTCCTTTATACTATTTCCACCATTTGAGTGATATTATAAAATCTATCTGCTCTAAATATTGAAATTATAGTTTGATAAACTGTTATTTCATCATTACTTATTATTTGAATATTTGTTATATCCTTTGATGCATATATATCAAAATCATATATATAACTTGTATCACTAATCTTATAAATTTGATTAGCATTTAATTGAATTATATAATTAGTATTATCAGTAAAATTAATTTTTACTTTTAATGCTTTCATATTATTATAATCGGTTGTTTCTGATATACTATTATTTAGTCTGCTTGCCCCTACTGGGTTAAGTATAGAATTAGTTTCATCATTATCATTTCTTATTTGCAAAGTATTTATAAAATTTATATTTAGTGTTTCATAGATATTCTTAGTTATAGTCTGATTATTACTTATTAATATAGAATTAGTTTTACCTAGCAAGTTTTCTTTTGCTACGATATCATCATTTAAATAAGTATTTGGTACTTCAATTGTACTTTGTGTAGTTCTTCCACTTATTGTTTTATTATATAAATTTCTTGCGAATATTGGTATATTTGAACTATTATATAATATTCCAGAATTAGGAACCATACTATTTAAATCTTGATATGGAAGTCCATTATAATTATTTTCATTATATATCTCTAGTGTTGAATACAATAAATTTATTAATTGAAATTGATAATTATATAAGTTAAACTGTTTTGTAACATTATAGAATATTATTGGATTAGAAACAGATTGACTAATATTTTCTTTTTCAACTAAATAAACTTGATTATTTGCAATTCTTCCTATATATAATGTATAAACAGAAATATTTGTATAGCATAACATAAATATATTTACATCATTGCCTTTTATACTCATTCCTAACCCACCATAATCTTGCTCTTCTAGATAATTGTCTAATACAAATTGATTTTTATATATATTGGCAACAGCACCATCTTTTATATTAAAAATTTCATATAGAGCATATTTATTTGTACTTCCTTTATCAAAAGTATATTGATATATTATAGAATAGAAATTATTTTTTTGTTTTATTTTAGATATATTTCTAATAACATTATATGCTATTAATTTTTCACTGTACTTTAAAACATTTATTGAAGTAAGTGAAATATTATCTCCATTTTTATTATATACACTTAGCATATCATCACTTGAAATACCTATCATTTGAAAATCTAGATTATTTTCATTATCCCAAGTCTGCCACATATCATTTATTGCATAAGATACACTAGTACCAAAACTACTATCACTTTCAAATAATTTCCATTCATTTTCTGCTCCAACATTAATAGTAAGTTCTACAGCGATAGGAAATTTTCCTGTTGCTGTTGTATTAGTTCCACCAAATAAATAATTGCCTCCTCCAATTCTTCTTCGTATAAAATCATAAGCATAACTTCTTAAATTGCTAGGAAATTCATAAGATTTTTTAATTATTAATTTATATTCTGCATCACTAGGTAATTTAACAGTAGGGTTATTTAATAAAAGAAATCTTAAAGTTCCTAATCCCTCTCCATATCTTTCTATTGCCATTAAATTACCAGTTTCATCTGCTTCTAATTTTAGCATTCTATCAATTTTTACACCACTTGAATATTTTGTAATTACTTGTATTATATTAAATCCAACATCTACAATAACAATATATCCATTTAATTCTCTTTTTATATCATCAACAACACCATATATTAATGTTTTATCAAGCCCATCATCACTTGCATTTTTACTTTGAAATGAGCCATATATATATAATCTATATACTTCGTGTCCTTGCTTTTTTAATTCTGCTTTTAAATTGTCAGTGAAATTATTAGTTGTTTCTTTTATTTGTTCTATAGTAGGTTTATCTTCTTTATTCTGTATTTCATATTTGCCACATAAATATGTTATAATTTTACTTTTAAAATCATCTGTCATAATTACCTCCTAATTTATAAATGGAGCATTTAATGCACAATTTAAGATATTATCTCCAATAACTGTAATTTCACTAATAGTTAAATTATTATATATGATATTTGCTGAATTTTCTATATCAACATTTCTTGTTATGCTCTCTCCCTCTTGAATATTTCCACTTGCTTTATTTCTTTGATTATCAAACCAATTTATTGCTCTTTCACTATTAAACGAACTTGATAATTCATAAGTGTAGAATATCTTTTCTTGGTCTGTTGTATTTATTACTTTTATTTCTTTTCTTTTTACCATATAATCTTGTGTTAAATCATCAATAGGTGCATCAAAGTGTACTATTTGCCCAATATTATAAATATCTTTATCATCAGTTACTACTTTTAAATTGACTTCTGCACTACCTTTATATTTAATATAAGATTGTCCTACTTTATCAAGTTCATCGCTTGAAAGAACATCATTTCTATTCTCATATCTTGCTATAACTCCTTTTCTTCCTGTTTGATTTGCTACTCTTTCTACTTCATCACTATTATACACTATTTGTCTACCTTTTACAAGAGGTTGATACTTTATTTGTATCTGAGTTCCAGCAGGATAATTTTCTTCGCTTTCTATTTGATTTTTGCCTGGTGTATAATAGAAATCTGCTTCTATTCCTATTTCTTTATTTGATTTAGCGGTAAAAGTTTTAAATACACCATTAACATTTATGCTTCTTACATTACCTATATTAGAAGATGTTAAGAAATTAACATCATATCCATTTGCTATTAATATTTCGGTGTAATCTATGCTTGCATAAACTTCATCAGATTGCATTATTTGTTTATTTCTATAATCTCTACTTCCATAATTAAAAGAAATATCATTTATATTATTCTCTTCAAACCAGGTAATATTATATTCAATATTTTTTCCTCTTGTCATTAATATAGGGTCATAAAAGTCAATAGCAATTTTATCCTCATCAACAAGTCTTGTAAACCATTTAGAGCCTGTTATATCTGCTAGATATTGAAATACATCATAAGCAGTTTTATTTTGTGTTGAATAAGCACCAATTATATCATCAGCACCGAATATATTAATATTACCTAATATGAAACCATAATCTTTAATAGCATCTATTATCATTTCTATTGCTTCGGTTATTGTCTTATTATTTATAACAAAGTCTAAAGTCTCGCCCTCACTAAGTAAAGTCTTAAAGTCTAATATTTGTAAACTACAAAAGTGAGGATATCTAGGGTTAAGACTTATGTTACCAGAATTCTTTACTACTCCGCAAAAAACAAGTACATTATCTTTATATATCTTACATTTAGAATAATCTTTAGGATAATAAAATCTAGAAATATAATTTTTATCATTTTCCCAACTTTTTGGATAGCAATTATTAAGAATGGTTGAGGAAGTAGTAAGTATTTCCTCTGTTATAGTAAATTCTTTATTACATACTACTTCTTCATTGTTTATTAACATTTTTAATCTACTCATATTTATGCTCCTCCCATTCCATAATTATAGTCGTTTTTAGAGCCACCACTAAATGTTTTAATATTATTAACCATTTGTCCTAATGGGTCTTGCTCCATATTATTATTTACTACTACATTAATCTGTGGACTTAAATTAGTACTTGAACTTCCATATAGGCTAGGCGATAAACTAAACATATCATCAAACATTCCATCTACTGTTGAATTAACTTGTCCTTTCATATCTTCCATACCTTCTTCTAAACCTACCATATTCATTTTACCTATCCATGCAAATTCTGTTGATGGACTATGTATTCCAAATATACTTTTAATTCCATTTAATATAGATTTTCCAAAGCCTTTAATCTTGTCTAATATCCATTTGCTAACATTTTTTATACCATTCCATATTCCCATAACCATATTTTTACCTATATTAACTAATTTTTTAGGCAATTCCATAAAATAACCTACTAAAGAAGTTATTATTTTAGGAATATAACTTAAAAGTTTAGGGACTGCTTGTATTAATCCTTGCAATAAACCTATAAGTAATTGAAATCCTGCCTCTATAAATAAAGGCAAATTATCTATTAATATAGGTATAGTGCTAAGAATAGCATCTATGATAACTGGTATCAATGTTGGTAATTGTTGTGCTAATGCTTGAATTATCATAATTAAACCTTGAATTAAAGCCTCTAGTATAATAGGCAACATATTTGCTAATTCTTGAATAATAGTAGGTAACATATCCATTAATATTTGAATAATACTAGGCAATGCTTGTGCTAACCCTATTAACAATGTTGAAGTTCCTTGTATTAATGCTGGTAAAATTGCTTGAAGTAAAGGTGCTATCATAGGCACTAAATTATTCAATAAAGTAGTTAAGCCAGTTATTATTTGAGGTGCCATTTTGATTATAGCATTTGATATATTTGTTCCAGCAGTAGTAAAGGTACTTATTACTTCTTCAATTCCACCTGCACCACTTAAAAAATTACTAAATGCCGATTTTGCACTATTTATTGAGCCACTTATAGTAGTAGAGGCTTCTTTTGCTGTCGTTTCTGTTACATCTAATTCTTCTTGAATTACATGAATAGCATTAAATACATCATTTAAATTAGAAATATCGTATTTAACTCCTGATATCTTTTCGGCATCAGCAAGTAATCTTTCCATTTCTGTTTTTGTGCCACCATACACTTGTTAACATAAAAGTTTTTTATCTTTTATTTCTATATATTTATCATTTATATAGTTCAGCATATCTTTTAACTTATATAAGTTCCGAAGCCTCGTGGAGGTATTATATCTTTTCAACCTCTATGCGTTGCCCCTGACTATACTTTGTATAGCCTTCGGTTCTGATTACCCTTTTTTTGATGGGTTTCCAGCTTAATTCTTCGGTTTATACTCGGCTATGGCTTTTCAACCGAGTTTTAAATTATCTAACCATTTATACCCCTAGTTTCCTAGTATTTTAACACTTATTTAAAAGTGGGATTAGACTATATCTTTATCTCATTTGAGATAGTATGCACTTCCAATATCGTATCAATAGATATTGTACTGAGTAACGAACTCATAGTCGTTTGACCTTCCTATTTCTAGGCTTGGCACTGGATAACCATATCTTTTGGACTTAGGCTTCCCCAGTTAGCAAGATTATCTCAACAAGTCATTTCCTACTTGTATTTTAATCTCACACCCTTGATAAGGTTCACATACACTTACTTAATTATCACTAATTAAGCAGACATTAATTTTATCGTATAATTCTGCTTAGCAAAACCTTGGTAGGCATTTTGAATGTTTTCTATTGCGGTACCAAACTTGTTTGAATTCCTTTAATACCCTCGGTTTCCCGATATTTATTAGGGGAGTAGACTATCTCATATTAACTCAAATACGTATCCATGATGTGTTCCTCCATGATTGCAACATCTAGAAATCTCTGATGGTAAAAATCCATCTTTTTTTGCTTCTATCATTGCATCATAAATTTGTATTTGTGTCAATCGCACCACTTCGAATTATGTATCAATAATAATTCTACTTCCTTTCGGAATAGTCGTTACAGTTTCCTATTTTCATAGGCTTACCACGGTATTGTCCTCGACTTCACGTTAGGAGTTTCACCGTTAGCATAGTTTACACTACACACCCTTGATAAGGTTCAATGCGTTTAATTCGGACTATTTTGTTAATCCGCCATATCTTGAATAGCCATATCACCAACTTTGGCTGCCTCTTCTGTATCTCCGCCTAGACTTTGTAATAAACTAGCACTAAATGAAGTTATTTGCTCCATATATTTATTGGCATCAATTCCCGCTGTTGTATAGGCTTTTTTTGAGTTCTCTATAACTGTATCAGCACTATCTTTGAAAAGTGTCTCTACACCTCCGATATTCTGCTCTAAATCAGCAACACCTTGTAAGGCATCTTTGCCAAGTCCTAATAAAGAACTACCTACCTTTTCAATAGCACTAGACATTAAATTACCAATAGCAATAGTGCTTGCTTTCAATTTACCAGCTACACCATTAGTCTTTTTTTCTAAGTCTTTATCATCTCCTTTAAACTTGAAGATGACTTCTCCTCCATTCATTTATTCCACCTCCTTATTATAAAATAAAGGGCTGGGCTTTTAACCCAACCCTTATAGGTTATCCTGTTACAACTTCTCCTTTACCAGTTACAACAATAGTCAACGCAAATTCGCCACTATCTTCGGCAGCACCGCCCAAATCACTAAAATTCAAAGTACAAGGTACTTTATACTTAGTATAAGTCAATGCTCCTTCTTGAACTCCTGTTAATAATTCGAATTGTACTAATTGATTATTAAATTGAGCAACAGTACCATCTTTAATTAATGTATGAATATCGCCTAATATTTTAACTACAGAAGCATTATTCATATCAATTTTAACAGTAGTATCAATACTGATAGCAGCTCCAGTAATCAAACTTCTTTGAATAGCATCGCACCAAACATACCAGTCTTGTTGCTCGAAGTCTGTAGTCAAACCAACTTCGGTAGTTGTACACATGGCAGTAAATGTAGGTGCTGCACTTGTGCCAGTATTTAAACCTAAGTTTTTGATGACTTCTCTATTATTTACATAAAATTCATTCATATTTACACTTCCTTTCTATAAATCTTTTTCATAAATCTTACTTATAATACATTGTAAGGTAGAATTGTATCCAACTCTTCTGATATCCATATACTCTATTGCTTGTGGATTAACATATTGAGTAAATATAATTTGCCACCTTTCCAATTTATTAGTTTCTTTATTTTCAACTTCTATTCTTTCCGATTTTCCTATTAGATTACCTATTAATAAAGATAATTCTTTACACTCTCTAATTGTAAGTCCATATATGTCAACCATATAATAATTATACATAGGCAATATATCGCCATAGAATACTTGTTTTTGTCCGCTTTGTTCTTGCACGACTATTACCCTACTATCATTATCATTTGTTGAATATTCGGCTTTTATTTTCCATTTGTCAGTGGTATAGCCACTAACTATGTTTTGAAGATATTTAATTAAGATTAATTGTTTCTTTTCTAATAATTCTCTTGTCATTTCAATTCATTCTCCTTTATAGCAATTCCAACGATACTCTTTTTTTGCTTAGTATATATTTCTTGATACCATTTACCAAAAGTACCAGGCTCAGTCCAATTAGTAGTATTAGGCATAACCCATACATATTTAGCATAGTTAGTATAAGAACCTATATAATAATCTCCATTACTTCCCCTAACTCCTGCTGCCATTGAAGTTTGTCTCATGTGGACTACTCCTTTTCTTCTTGACATAGGAATATGAGGAAATGTTCTATCAAGTGTTTGTCTTGCTATTGCATACATTATCTTATCAGAAGCCTCTAATACTTCCTTTTTCTTTCCTGGATACCAATTTACTTTAATATCAACCATTATTTAACCGCTATAATCTTATTTTCTACTCTATTAAATATCCAACTATCTTGAACTTTTAACACTGTATGGACTTTATTATCAGCATATTTGCCTAAATAAATAATTTGGTCTCCTACCTTTACATCAACAAGTCTTCCAACTTGATAATAGCCAGTAGCCTCAGGCACTGTATAAACACCAAACCTTATAGCACTTTCACAATCATAAGGACAACATTTAATTGTAATTTCTTTATAATTAGTATCATCAAATATTTCATCATTTTCATCACGATTAAATTGCCTTAATGTTGCTTTCATACCATTTACTAGAAACATTTTATTCGCCTCCAAATGGTATAGTAATAGCCATATTACTAGACATTGGTGTACCTCTATATAGATATCCATTATTAGCAAGTATTCTTAGTGCCAAAGTAGAATAATCAGTTTTTAAAGGTGAACTCATAGAGCCTGCCTTTATATCTTTATCAAAATCAACAAATGGAATATCGTGTTCTAATACGAACCTCATTTGTTCCATAGAAGCATTTTTAATAGGCAAAGGGACACTAATTGCATCCCAACTAGCATCCCTATATCTTAAGCCTATTTGTGAGAAAATCATCTCACTTACTGCTTCTATCTGCCAAGTTGAAATATCAGCATTTGAGTATTCGGGATATTTAATACCGAATTCCTCTTTTGTGAAAAATTGCATTTTCTCACTTCCTTTCTAACTATTTAGCAATTACAATTGTTCCATTGAATGCATTAGAATAGTTACCATATTTATCTACACCATAGATTGAAACATTGAATGAACCTGCTTCTGTTGGTGTTCCAGTAACTGCTCCAGTAGTTGCATTTAATGTTAATCCTGCTGGTAATCCACCTGCTTCAAACTTTTCAACACCTGTTCCACTAAATGCTGTTGTTTGAGCGTATTCTTTTCCAACCTTACCTTCATCAAATGTTCCAGCATCAACTGTTGGAATACTTTCAACTAATTTAATAACTGCTTCTGGTCTTACTACTTTTGCTCCGAACATTACATTTCCCTCAACAACGAAGTATCCTGGGTAGCCAGGGAAGTTACCATTGTATTGAGCAAATGAACTCCAGAATGTATCACCAACTGTACCAACTTCATTAGCAAAGTATCCAACTACATTTGTATCTTTACCTTCTTTATCTTTTTCTATTACATTGCTATTGATTTGGAATACACTAACACCATAAGCATCAGCAACTTGTCCCATATCAACACCTTCAACACCTGCTCTTGTTTCGAATTTAAGAATTGATGTTAAACTTGAGATAAAGTAAGCATAAGCAGTTGAACTTAGTCCTAATAGGTATCCATCATAGATATTTCTATCAAATAATTTAGATTTTAAATCATTAATTAATTCAATAGTTTCAGTTCCACTTGCTGGAGCCCATTTAGTGATTTGTCCATCAGTATAAGCCATTGAACCATCGGCAGAGCCTGTAATATCAGCATTTAATTTATTAAAGCCATATACATCGATTTGTCTAGAGATTTGAGCCTCTTTTAATTCGATTTGTCCTTCGATTGCTCTTTCGATACCACTACCCATTACTATAGGGCTTACTCTAAATGAATAGTCCATAGGTAATTCAGTTAAGTCAACTTTTACTGAATTGTAAGTAGCAAGTTCGTTTGTTATTCCTCCTTGTGCAATTTCTACGTTATTACGTATGTTTAACTTAGTGTCTAATTGCTTAATAACCTCAATAATTGGAGTGCCAGTTCTTCCAACTTCAAACCATCTTCTGTCTAGCATTTTATAGAATTGAGAATTGTAAAGTAAATTAGCATAAGTTCTTTTCATTAAACCTTGTAGGTCTAAATTAACTCCTGTAAAATTCATAATTTCTTCCTCCTTTTCTTTCCTCTATATTTAACTAAAATTATTTAGTTACAGGTATCATTAAATCTTTAATACTAGTACCTCTAGTTATCTTTATATCTTTACCAGTATTAGCATTATTTCCATTTACTCCACCCTCATTAGGTGCTTGTGTAAATGGTATGTTATTCTTCTTTTCTGTTTCTGGGAAATATGTATTTTTAAATCTAGTTACTATTCCCTCAATTGCTTTGTCATCATCTTTTTCATCAGCATAAAGACTATTCCTTAATTTAACTACTTCATCAAAGTTTTCTTCTTTAAAACCTCTCTTAACGAGTTTATTCTCTAGACTTAATCTACCCATCTTATCATTTGCTTCACTTAAAGTCTTGACAGTATTGTTGTAGTTAGTTTCTAGATTTGCATAATCTCCTTGAAGTTTAGTATAATCTTCTTTCTTTACATATCCTGAATAATCAGCCTTAGGAATATCACTATTCTTTGTATAGCCTTTATAAAGGTCTTTTTCCATAGCAGAAACATCTAGGTCATCATTACTTATAGTAATCTCTTTGTTTTTTAGATATTTAGTAATATCAAAATTCATATTTATCATTCTCCTTTTTTTTAGAAGTGATAAAAGTGTGTCGCGACTGCTAACCTTTTATAGACTTAATAGCAATTGGTCTATTTATTTAATTCTTTTATAGTAGCATTTATCTTTTTTATTTTAGCATTTGTTTTATCTACCTCACTTCCATTTCCTAAATTTTCATATATCTTTTTATCATTCTTTAATTTAGTTCTTTTTAGTTGTAGGGCTTGTATCTTTTGCTTTTTTTCATAATCTTCTTGCCACTTATCAGAATTATAATCATTTTTTTGTATTTGGTCTTTATCCCAATATATAGTCCATTGGTGTCTACAATTAGGATGACCTACACCACCAGCAATTGCTTCTTCTTGTGGATAATATCTAACTCCATCAGAAGTATATCCACTCCTTCCATCTTTACTATATACCTTACCTTGATAAGGCATACACAAAGGGCAAGCAAATGTATGGGCTGGTAAATATAAAAGTTCTTTCTCTAATAAATTAGCATCGTACATTGTTCTATTCCATCCTGCATGATTGAGATTAGTATTATATAGCATTGAATTATAATCTGCAACATTGTGCCAACTTCTTACACTTCCATCTTTATTATGATATGGTATGGTGGCTTGCACTTCATCGTATTTAGTTACTAGTTTAGATAAATAACTTTCTCTATCTATATAACTTTTGTTTGCAGTTTTTCTTCTGCCTTTATAATACTCATCAATGTTATATTTATATTTCTTCTCTACATTTTGGAATACTTTTTCACTTGCTAATTCATATATTTGTTTATATTCGGCATCGGGGTTTAGTATTTTATTTCCCTCTAAATCTCTAGCCATTATCATATCTTCAAGTTCTTTTATTCTTTCAGCCATATATTTATGGTCTACCTTTTCCCATATTTTTGCAGTTTCTTTTTTGAACTCTGCTAGTGTCTTATTCTTATATAGGTAATCGAAGAATACTCGTTTAGTTTCATACATTAGTTTATAATATTCATTCTTTGAATAGTAAGCACTATCTTCTATAAATAAACTAAATGGGTCTTTCATTATACTTCTCCAAACTTAACTTGTATTGCTTCTTCTTCCTCTTTGTTAGCATTAATTAATTCTTCTATTAATTTACTATTTTTACCTACATAGTCATCATCAATTAACTTATTAAGTATAGGGGTTATTATCTTAGCCTTTACACTATATGGAACACTGCCAACACTTTGAATTCTATTTAATACTTGAAGTTTCTTCATATCATTGAATTTCTCATTTGCTCCATAATCCCAATTTAACTCGGTAGGTATTAGATTAACTTTTATGTTGTTTGCTTGCTGAGCCTTAACAACATTTTCAAGTAGATGATTTATTTGAGGCTCTATTTGTGTCTTTATTGCCTCAATAGTCATATCAGAATTATTCTTACTTAAATCTATGCTATCGACATTCTGATAAGCATCTTTTTCATATCCAAATGTTGCAGGACTTAGTCCAGCCATTTGAATTACTTGATAATCGCAGAATTTAAACGAACTAATATATTCATTAAATCTAATATTACCTTGTAAAAACTCGAATAATTGATGGTCTTTATCTCCAGGTAATAAAGTAAAGTAATCTGCTAATTTACCAACACTTAATGTATCAACTTTATAATGATTACTTGCAGGTTGCCAATTAGTTACTATATCTCCACTTTGATAATGCTGGCTTGTTACTATCTTAGTTTTGGTCTTTTCTATTTCATCAACAAAGGTGTTGAATATTTCCATTTCTTCATTTAAGAATTTTTTACTATCTTTAAAGAAATTCTGACCTATATCTATATTAATTAGATTTTCATAAGGTAATATGTACTTAGCAATGTATTCATTACCAGTTCTTAGATTAAATGTACCTAAATCAACAGGTATTAATTTGCCACCTTTATCTTCTTTGAATACTTCCATAGTCATATAAGTAATACCATTCTCTAACTTAATATTTCTATGAAGTTCATATATATCTTCTTTAGTAACGAATTCTTGTACGATAGTACCACTTATTACTTTGTCATATTTTTGTACTAAATCGTGTATGTCTGATTTCTTAATACACTCTAAATATATCTTATTATAAAATTTATTTATTAATATAAAACTTTCTTCTTCATATACTGCCAATTCTAGGCTCTCTTTAAGTGTAGGCATTAACCAATTTATTGATAATCCCTCTGTCTGTGTTACTAAATCTGAGCCAAATATTTGATTTACTATATATGTAGCAACCTTTTTACCACTAGGAGCAATTATATAGTCATTTTTCTTGTAAATATTAGGCTTTCCATTAGTTATACCAGGTTGAGTTACTGTTGCCTCTACTCTTATATATGGAGCCTCTAAATAGTTGTATGCTGATTTTAATCTTACTTGATTATTCATTTAATATCAACTCCTTCATATATTAGAGTTTCAATATGAGCCTCTCTTTTCTTTTCATCAGTCAATTTATATTTATAACTTTGAACTACTATTTGCACTTTTCTATCAGTTCCTAGTAAATGTTTCATACCTCTTGTTTTTACTACATAGAATTTACCCATAGGAGCAAAGTCTTTATCTATCTTTCTTTTATCAATACATTGACCACTTAAATATAAATATAATGTCCATTTCTTATTATTTTCATAATTTAATCTTGATTTTTGCATAAATTCTGCAATTTTGCCGATTAATTTATTAAAAATGGCACTTATTTGCTTTATTAGAGTTCTCATTTTTAACTCCTTTCTATGTGTATAAATAATAAAAAACATATAGTTATCTCTTTAACTATATGCTTCTTATGTTTACGACACACTTTTTCGCACTTTTCTATCTCTTAAATTATAGCATAATTATTTATTATTGTCAACATCTCTTTTATAACTTCTAATATGTATGTAATGAGTAGGGTAGATTTCATATACTTCTATCATCTTACATTTAGGGCAAGGATATTCTATTACCAAAGGAGTTTCTACTTCTATTCCCATCTTCTTTAGATTTTTATAATATTCTTCAATTTCTATTTTAAATAAATATCTTTTTGTAGATTTACATCTAATCTCCACTTTATTCAACTCCTTTTATACCACTGGTGCTCTATCAGTTTCTTTAAACTCTATTATGATATACCTTAAAGCATCTATATGGTCATCAAACTCTTTTACATAGGTCTCTTTACCACTTTTAGCACTTGCTTTTAAATCATATCTATAACTTTCTAATTCAAGCAATCCATCATCTTTACCACTATAAACCAATTCGCCATTGTCTGTTATATGCTTAATTGCTTTTTGTTTATATATAAGCAAATATTCCTTATAAAACAAAGATTGCATATATTGAACTCCTTCAACTACATTATCCATACTTTTATTGATTAATGTATGTGGTATATTATCAGCAATTAACCTATTATGGAAATGAGCAGCAGCACTATCTAATACCATAGTGGTTATAGGCACCTGTCCATACTCGCTTTTTAGATACAATAAGAATAATCTTAATTGCTTGCTAAAATATTCAGTTGTAGGGTTATCTTGCTCCTCTTCAGCATTGTGGTAATAATACTCTAGCCTTATTAATACCCATTTCTTATTTACTTTATCATAAGCAAGAGCAATAGGTACGAAGGCTGTCGCATGGACTGAGCCATAGTCTATTCCTATTCCTATTTCTCTGAAAGCATAGTCATTTAAATCATTAATGATGTTTATTGTTGTAAAAATTTTTCCAGTTGCAAGTATCCATCTATTGAATATCTTTTGTTCTCTTAGGTTTCCAGGTGGGAACATTTCTAATACCTTTCGCATTGCTTCTTCTGTTTTTATCTTAGGATTGTCATAAGGGAAGAAAGAATAATGCTTAGCATAAGGCTTCTTATCTATGTAGTCAATCTTATATGGATGATTTTCACCACCCTCAACATTGAACGAATGTATAGTCTTTAAATAAGGATGGTCTGCATAAGATACTTGTCTACCAGGGAATTCATTAAATGGCTCTCTTAAATTATCTTGTGAGTATATTCTAGCACTTTCATCTATCCATTCAAATATTAAAGGTTTACCTAATATCTTGTTAAATGCAAGTACATTATTAAAACCAAAGAAATAATATCTGATATTGTATATTTCAAGATATTTTTCATCAGTCTGCCACCTTAATATATAATCTCTTCCTTTTTTTAACTTCATATCATCTAGAAATTTTTTTAAAGGCTCTAAGATGTTACCTTTTAATGTCTCTAAACTCCAGCCAGTTATAGAGCCAAAATAAGTTTCATTTGGATTATAGTTATATAAGGCTTGAGCATATAAGATACATCCTAAACATATATCAAAGGTCTTGCCACTTTGTGTACTTCCTAATACATATATTTCAGTTAGATTAGGGGTAAGTATATCATTTAGTAGTTGACTTTGCTTTTTTGATAGTGTTAGATTTAGATTTGTTTCCATTTTCCAACTCCCTATCTATTTCTTCAATTTTCTGAGTAGTCTTCCCTTGACACTCATTACTTTCTATATCTTTAATAATTAATTCTTTCTTTTCTAATTTCAATTTTTCTTCATTAGATACTATCAAACCATTGCTATCTTTGATTAAATATCTATCTTCTCTTAATTTAATAAACTCCATATTTACCTCCTATTTAAGTCTAAATACTTGTCCATTATCAGAATACATACCATAGCCATTGCCTAAGTCTTTATATACTCTTCCATTATGTAATTTAATTTTACTTTCTGCTGTTTTTGGAATAGTAGAGCCAACCTTAACAAATTTAGTAGGTATTTCTGTTTTTTCTTCTTGAACTTGTGAATTAACTGGCTTGTTATCTAAACTAATAACATCAACCTTTTTCTTTCCAGTGTTACTCTTTTTTGCCATTTCTGACACCTCCTTTTTCTTTCCAGTGTTATTAAACACTACACTAATAATATGTTTAGTTTTCTAAAGTAGTTAGCCTGTTAGAAATATAGTGCCACATTGGCGAACCTAACTACACTTGCATATTATCAGTGTACTGCTTAATAGATACTATACCAATGATATATACTATTCATAGTGGAACTATGGACTTCAATCTATATCATCAGTATACTACCTATAAGGGTAGTACTATAATTCATTTATGGCGGGGGGTATGTTATCCAAATACACTTCACATACACTATCAACAATAATAACCTTTCTAATGTGTCAAATTATACTTAATTATTATGTCTTTAGCAAGTGGGTGGGCTCGAACCACCATTCAATTTTAGATTGACGGTCTATTATCTACTCATAAGGTCTCCCAGAGTAGCCCCCAGATTTTTATAATTCATCTATATTACTTCTACAAATTCTATATCAGGGTATTTTGCTAATAGCATTTTTATTTTAAGCCTATATACCTTATCTTTTGCTGTTATAGGGCTTTTAATGTCCTCTATAATATATTTACCCTTTTCCTTATCAAAATACTTAAAATCAGCAATGTAATAAGTTTTAGGATATGTTTTACCTTTATAATGAATTGTATCTAGTAATAAGAACTTTGGTTGTAGTTCTAATTCTTTTATTATTCCTGCTTTTTCTAATTGTTTTAAAGTGATATATCTATCTCTTTCTTTTTTGCTTGAAAATCTTATATTTTTATAATATGTTATTGTATTTCTGTACTTATTTTTTTTTGTATATTCTTTCATATTTGAATAAATTTCCTTTTCTTAATTCTTTTGCATAACAATTTCTGCAAAGATTTCTACCTTTATTTTCTTTTTCTTCACCGCATAATTTGCAAATAATCATATGCTTGTTTTTTAAGCAATGTAATCTTTTATGTTCAGAAGCAGTTAATAACATCAAATTTTCTATTCTGTTATCTAATTTATTTTCATTTATATGATGAACGTGTTCATTAGTTTTTAATTCTCTACCCAAATATTTCATCATTACAAGCCTATGTTCTTCTATTTGTTTACCATTATATTCAATATATTTGTATCCTGTGCTTTTTGATATATGTCCACCTTGCCAACTTTCTATTGTATTATTATAATTTTTAAATTCACTTCCACATTTTTTTGAACAAAATCTATTTTTCCTTTTTCTTTTTAAATAACATTTATAAATTTTAAATTCTTTTTTGCAATTATCACAAGTTATTATAGGTAACTTTGGTGTTGTGATATTTATTTATTTTCATATAATACACTCTCCAAATTACTATTATCTACTACTTCCATTTTAATAGTAGGCATTACTCTCATTTCTCCTGTTGTTTCAACTTTATCAGTTTGGCCTAGATATTGTTTACCTAGGAATATAGCCATTGTAGGATTTTTTTCTGCTAATTTCCATTGAGTTCTACGAAGTGATATTTGACCTTTGCCTCTTTTTATCTTGAATACTTCCGAAAATGTAGTTCCATAAGTTTTCTTGCACCAACTATTTAAAGTATCATCTTCGACATCAAAGAAATCACATATTTCTAATAAAGTACATTGAAGTCCACACAAATTTTCAAATTGTTTCTTATCAATTCTATCTTGTGCTGGTGTATCTCCTTTTACCATAATATCACTTCCTTTTTATTTTAATATAATCCCCACTCTGCAAACTTCTCAAAACCACCAATTTTATTTATGTAGTTTCTTGCTATTTCTACTATTTCACTATAAGGTTTACCATCAATGGTATTATCTCCAATAGCACAGCATAATTCTACTACTTTACCTGTTTCCTGTGCTTTTAAGAAAGCATATATATTTACTGATACATCGGCTTTAGATAAATCTTTACCGTGAAGTCCTCCTCCAGTAACACTTTGTGCCATATCAGAGCCAAGTTTTCTGTTAGTTGCTCCACTATCTACATCAGTTCCACCAGTCCAGTCTCCAAGTGGATTTATTATCTTTTCTTGGTCACATAATACTTCTTTATCTATTTCTTTATTTGTTGCATTACTTTGACATATTATTAATTTTTCATCTGTAAGTATATATTTACCATCATAAGGGAAGTGTTCATATAAATGTCTTGCTATTGCTGATATTTTTCTTTCGTTTTCAGTAAGTGGTACACCTTTAAATATTCCATTATCACCACATCTTATTTTTCCATCTTGATTTTTTGCAAGATGTTTATCTTGTGGCACTTGTTTTAAATTTAAATACCAGTCTGAATGTCCTGTAATTCTATCTACTATTTTGTCTATCTCATCAATAGTAAATGTTACACTACTTTCTATTATTATTGTGCAAGTTTGATGTCCTAATAACACTTCAACTGCTACCTTTGGGTTTTCTTCTTTTGTATAAGCAAGGTCAACTATTGCTCCTGCTATTCTATCAGCCACTTTATCTGGGTGACTAGGGTTTACTTTTTCTATCATACTATTCTCCTTCTATCTTAACTGCTTTCTTTCCTGTAAAGTTTTCCCATCTTTGTATTATTACATCAACATATTTAGGGTCAAGTTCCATCATATAACATTTTCTATTTAATTGCTCACAAGCAATAAGTGTTGGGCCACTGCCACCAAATAAATCCAATATAAAATTATCATCGTTGCTGTATCTTTTAATAAACCACTCACATAATTTAATTGGTTTTTGTGTTGGGTGATATCTTTTGTGGTCAAATTCTTGTTCTGTTCCAAATACACCAGCCCATTTAACTCTTGCTATATCTCTTTTATGTCTATTTTTACTCCAACATAATTCAAAACAACTTCCATACATTTTATCACTAGAATAATCTTCTTCTATATCATCGTTGCCATTTGCTCTTTTATCCCATACTATCCAACTACCATCATTTTTGTTTGGTAATAATTCAGCAAAATAATCAGCACCCCATAAAAATATTTCTTTAACATCTAATGACATAATTAAATCTATCATTTTAGGATTAAAATCATCAACTATTCCTTGCTCATATTTTTTCCACCAGTAAATCCTTTTTCTTTTGCAAAATCTAATTTATTTTTCATCCCACTAAAATCAGTATCTAAATTCATTCCATAAGGTGGGTCAGTAAATACCATGTCTGCTTTGTTACCATTCATAAGTTTTTCAACATCTTCAATTTTAGTACTATCTCCACACATTAATCTATGATTTCCTAATTGATAAATATCTCCTAGTTTTGCTTTAGGTTCTTCCGGTGGTTCAATGTCAAAGTCATCTTCTACAATTTCTTGTTCTTCTTCGACTTGAAATATGTCATCTAATTCATCGACATTAAATCCTGTTAATTCTAAATCAAAATTAAGTTCTTTTAAGCTTTCTAATTCAATTTTTAAAAGTTCTTCATCCCATCCAGCATTTAAAGCCATTTTATTATCTGCTATGATATAGGCTTTCTTTTGTGCTTCGGTAAGCCCTGATAGCACTATACAAGGCACTTCTTCCATTTTTAATTTCTTACTTGCTAATAATCTTCCATGTCCTGCTATAATATTATCTTTTTCATCTATTAATAGTGGGTTAGTAAAGCCGAACTCATTTATACTTGCGACTATTTGATTTACTTGTTCTTCACTATGAGTTCTTGAGTTGTTTATGTATGGTATTAAATCATTTACCTTTTTATATACTATTTCCATATATAACCTCCAAAGGCAAAGCTATTTCAACTCTGCCATTTTTAATGTCTCTTCATTTAAACCTTCAACATATTCGATTGCTTTTTCTTTGTCATTATATGCTTTTGTTAAACCTAAACCATTTTTAACCACCCATACTTGTGATACTTCTACTTCGGCATCTATGATAGTGCCTTTGTCTTTTTCATTTTTAGTTTTAGTGTATTTATCTACAGGCTTAGTAACTGTAATTTTATTATACTCAACATCTTTATCAATTATCATTTCAAATAATGCTTTCTTATAACTTATTTCATCTAATTCCATATATTCTACATTACATAATAATTGACCTGTAGGTATCAACATATAATTTCCTTTATTATCTTCATATTTAGCTATTTCTTTTGTTACCTTTGTTATATTTTTATTAAACTTAATTAAATCTCTTTTCATTTTTTATTTTCCTTCCTAATTTTCATAAATTATTTCTTTGTCATATTCAACAGCAATTTGGTGTTCTATTTTGCATCCTCTTGCTTTTTCCCAACCTTTCATAAAAAAGATTATATCTGCTTGTGCTAAATATTCAATGCTTTTTGATAAAAACCATATTGCTTCATCAACATTTTTCGGTGCTTCATCAAACACAGTATCTAATACTTCATAACCATTATTTTCCAATTCTTGTACTAATACTTTTCTTTCTTCTTTTATTAGTTCATTTGTTTTTCCTCTCATAGGTTGGCTTATCATTATTTTTTTCATTATTTTCCTCCTAATTGACTTGTTTCTTTTAATCTTCCTTTTAAATTATCAAACACTTCTTTTGTAGGTATAAATATTTGAGGTATTTGATTAATTCTTCTTAATTCTCTCCAATATTTTCGCTCTTCTTTATCTTTTATACTCGCTATGTTTATTGTTCTTGATTTTATAATATCATACAAAGGTTCAGTTTTAGGTACACTTCCTAATTTCTTTTTAAATTCAAATAAACCTAATTGCATAAAATCTTTATATGAGATATTTTCATATCTACTACAATAAAAGGCATAGGCTTGGTCTAAGTCCTCTTGATAAGCAAAGCAAAATATTGTTTTATTGCTTGTTTTTTTGCTATAATTATTCTTTATTTCCCTCACTGGGAGTATCATCTAGTCCTTTGTTAATGATTTGTCCTAATTTGGAACTAAATAATTGTAGTTGCATAGGTTGTTCTGCTTCTGGTATGTTATCAATACCCATATCATCAAATAATTCTTTTATGTTCTTATCAAATAATTTTTCTATCATTTCATTTAATATGATAGCTTCTTCTAATTGAATATAAAACTTTTCATATTCTTGATAGTTAGTTTCATCATAAGTTATATGACCTTTTCCATCATCTTTTTTAATTATAAGGTCATTTTTTGTTATTCCTTGTTTACTTAATTCTTTATACATATTAAGCCTTGCTGTTGCTACAATTCCTTGCAGTTTTTCAGCCATTTCAATTGTTCTTTTGAATTCAATAGATACTTCTTTTTTTTCTTTATTAGTATAAACTAATTTATAAGTATCTAAGTCAATTTTAATAAATTCATATTTCATTTTATCCTCCAATTCTAAAAAAGTTAGAAATTATCAAACTCACTAAAGGCAAACTCATAATTTCATAAAAGAATATTTATTGGAGAACAAACATTTTATATCTTTTAAAGGGGTGAATAATATGTTTAAGAAAATAATATTTTTAGTTTTTGCTTGTTCTCCTACTTTTTCACTTCCTATTATAGCATAATTATTTCTTTATTGCAACTAAATTATTACATCTTATACAATATACTTCGTTTTTGCTATTAGTCATAAATAAACTTTTTTTATGACATTTAGGGCATATTTCTTTTGGCTTTCTATTGTATGTATTGTGTATTTCTTTTAATTTATTTTTTTCTCTTTCTATTTTTCTATTAAAACTATTACTCATCTAAATCTAACTCCTTTAATGTGTATTTTTTATTTAATTCCATACCTTTATACATGGTACCTTTTTTAAAATAAGGAAGATTAATATGGTCAAAGTAAAAATATTTATCATTTATAGTAATTTCAATAAATTCCCTATTACCTCCCACTTTTTTAATATATTCAATTCTGTCTCTAAATGGTCTAATAACTGCACTTAAATATTCTTTCTCTTTTTCGTCTAGTATTTCTTTTTCTACTATATAACCATTTTCTACTTCTATTGTACCTGTGTAATTATTTGGCAGTTTTTTAAAGAATGTTTTATTTTCTTTTACTAATTCAATACCTTTTTCATCTATTATATAAACTTGTTTTGTTTTAATATCTTGTATTAGGTATATGTCAAGGCCGTCTTCATGCGGTGCCTTTACTTTTATTATATATTCATTATTTTTATTAGGTAATTCTTCTTCCTTCCATTTTTTCTTATATTGCATAGCACACTTATTTATCCATGTGTCATATGTTGGAAATGTATATTCATTCTTTATTACTTTAACTTTATCTCCTACTTTAAATTCCATTATTTATCACTCTCCTAAATTATCTATAAACATTTTTAATTCTTTTTCTATATCTCTTATTTGTTTAGCAAAATATTCAGTATAAAATTTATCTTTAAATTGTTTGGCAAGTTTATATCTTTCTAAAAAAGATTGTCTTATCTTTAATAGTTTTCTTCTTCTATGTGGTTCCATTATTTCTTTCCTTCTTTAACTAAATCATTGTACTCATCATTAATTACTGCTTTGAAATAATGGTCGCAATATGTGCTATCAAATTCATCAGTACAATGTGCTATAAACAAATCTTTATACTTTGCTTCCCATTCTTTAGCACCACAATAAACATAATTGCTTTCTTCATCTTCGTAACCTAAACCACAATTTCCACATCTTGTATGAATATAAATTACATCTTGCCCAACAAACGAATCATATAAAGATGTTTGTTCATCACTATCATTTCCATATTTTTCAACTAATCTCATAAGTTCATATCCCCTGCAACGAGGTATTTCACCATAGTTTTTTTCAATATAATTACTTAACTTTTCATCATAAGTATTTTCAAATGCTTTTAAATCCATTATCTTCTTCTTCCTTTCACTTTTTCTTTCTGATACATTTCAAGTACCCACTTCAAATTAAGTAAGGCACTTTTTGTTGTTTCACTTGCTGGTAAACTAAGTAAATAATTTATTTTTAATTCTATCTTTTCTTCAAATGATAGTCCTTCATAGTTTATATTTATATCTTTCATAATTCCTCCTATTCATCACTATTTTTATAACTAAAACCTATATAAATTCTAATGCCATTTTCTTTAAACATTTTATTTAATAATAATATGAAATCTCTTATACCTTTAGCATCGTTTTTAAAATCTATTTTTCTTTTATAATCATATATTGTTATTTTCATTTTCTTTCACCCCCATAATTCATTATTTCTTTTGCATTAACTTCTAACAATTGATATGTTTGTTCTGTTACTCCAAAACTACCAGGCAACCAAGCATATTTATCTAAGAATATTTTTTCTATTTCTTCTTTATCATCACCTATTTTTATAAAACCTTTTAAATCACCCAACCAATATTCTGCTATTAAATAAAAAGGCTTATTTAAATCCATATTCATTATTTATCATCTCCTATTATTTCTTTATATTTATTTAAAATACCACAACAAGCACCACTATTTATTGGGTCTCCTATCATATCGAATTGTTTTTCTTTTTCTTTTAAATATCTTATAAACTCTTTTTGTTGCATTGTGTTTTCATAATCCCATTTATCTAATTTATCTTTAGTTGCTTGTAATTTATTTATGTAATCTTCTTTATCTTCAAGTTGTTTCTTTAATTGCCTTAATTTTTCGCAATTACTAGGGCATTCAATATCACGTTCTGTCATTTCTTGTATAGTTAAACTTGCTTCGTGTAATTGTTGTTTTAAAAACTCATTATCTTTTAATATGAACTCTATTGCTTCAATTTCTTGTTTATTTATTGTTGTTTCATTATGTGTTTTATAATGACCAATTAAATAAGCAAATGTTCTTAATGCTAATTCTTTATTCATTGTTCTTATTTCTCCTTTATTATCATAATTAATCCTATAATTACTCCTATACCAACTAAACCCCAGAATATTAATGGTATATATAATATAAACATTTAATCACCTTTTTTATCTAAATCTATAACATCATCTATAGTTGCATTCAAGATATAATCCTCGCTACCATCAATAAATATTATTTTTACATAGTGTTTATCACTAAAAATTTCAGTATAATTTGAAATAGATTTTATTTCCCTTTTAAAATACAAATTATCTTTTATCTTTAACATTACTTTTCCTCCTTATTCCAACCAAGTTCTTCTATTTGTTTGCTGATGGCTTGTAGTTCTTTTAAATTAATCCATCTATAATTAATTCCATTATCATCTTTAACTGCAAATGTCTTATCTGCTTTATGAAACTTAATTTCTTTATCGTGGGATAATTTATAAGTTTTATAATATTTTAAAAAGTAAATATCATCTTCATAATATTTATATCCTAATTTTTCAAACATTTCTTTAGCATTCATTCTTTATCACTCACTTTCTTTTATCTTTTCATCAATTATAAATTCTCTAATAAATCTATTTGCATATTGAGGATGTATCATACTTCTTCCTACAGTATTTTGGTTATCAACGATTTTATATTCAACTTGTAATAATGGTTCGAAAATAAAATTATTTTTAGGATTGCAATTTATAAACCAATATTGAGTGGGCTTAATAAAATGGTCTCCATTATCTCTTCTATTCATATCAATTATTGCTGGCTTAATGCACCAATATCTTTTTAAATAATGTTGTTCGCTATATGGATTTTCAATTATTAAAGAGATGTTTCTATCAATGCAAATAATACATAATTTTGTAATTAATTCATAATTTCTATTTAATTCATTGTGAAGTTTTAAATCATTACTTAATTTTTTTCTTAAAGACCAATCTTTATAACCACTATTTTCTCCTCTAAAATTTAATAAAACTTGGGCTTCAAATCTAACACAAGGGAAAAATGCTATTATAGTATCTTCTTTTTCTCTCATTTTATCAAAAATACTATTTAAGCCTAAATATCCTTTTTCTATTTCATTGAATAAATCTACAACATAATCAGTTTCATTGAAATCATTTAATATATCATAATCATATGCTTTATAGCCAAGTTTTTTAAATTCATTCTTAAATGTCGCACTTTGCTCGAAAAAACAATGATACTTCATTTTGACACCTCCTTACCACTTATAAGTTAACATTAGATATAATATATAACTTAATATTGCTGTTAATAACAATAAATTAATTATAATTAAATATGCTTTTATATCTTCTTGCTTATCTTTTTTTAGTATTCTTAATTGTTCTCTTTCAGTTTTACTTGTAGGAAATTCTTTTTTTAATTTCCACATTTGAAATCTGCTTATTTTTTCTGGTTTCATTTTATCCTCCTAATTTTTCTAAAGGGTGTCAAGATAATCACTATAAGAATTAATATATGGTGTTAATTCTATTATTATTCTATTTCCATCTCTCTCAAATTTTTCAACACGACAATATTCTTTGAATATTTTTCTTAATATTTTTAAAATTAATTTTTTATTCATTTTATCCTCCTAAAATCTTTACAAGCCTCTGTATTTTTTGTTATTCTTATTTTTCTGTATCTGCAATAATATGTAGGTATTGAATTACCTTTTACTTGCCTTTTTTCTAATAATCTGCAATTTTTACATCTATCTTTTATTTCTTTTTTCTCTTCTGATATTATAATTCTTTCTCTAAGGCTATTTTTTTTATCATATTTAAGTGTTTTCATTAACTCGGTAATACTTGTTATATTCTCTTTTTTTACTAAATATTCGGCACAATAGGTATGTATTTCATTTCTTAATGATGTGTCTTTGCCATTATCTAATGCTTGATGACATTTAATACATAACATAACACCATTTTCTTTACAACCTTTGCCACCTTGAGCCCTTGATAAGAATATATGTGCTATTTGCAAAGCCCCATTATTTCCACAAAAGATACATCTATTATTATCTCTTTTTTTTATATATTTTCTTGTTTCTTTATCAAACTCACAAAATTTGCTTCTAATACTCATTATCTTGCCTCTTCAAAAAAATCTTTTATTTCAGCATTATTATCTATACTTTTTGTTATAGCATATGCAGTGGTTTTTTTGCATAGTGTTGCTTGATTATATATACTATTCATGTACTGCCTAGTAATTCCGACTTCTTCTGCTATTTTTGCTTGATTTAATTTTATTTTATCAAATTTTTCTTTTTTAAATCTATACATCTTCTTCTTCCTCCAAATATTCTTTTACTAATTTTATTGCCATTTCTTCATTTACTGGCAATTTATAAAACTTTCTTTTTTCTTCCCTTAAATGTGTACCACTTACAAATGATAAAGGTATATGATAAGTTTGCTCGTAGGCTATCTTGTAAAGATTAGTTTGATATGCTACATACTCTTTATCAAATGTTGCAGTTCTTTTAAAGTCATTTACTCCTCTTTCTTTATTTATTTCTATTATTTGGTCTAATCTACCTATTGCTACTGGTATATTGTCAATAAATAATATAACTGGTATCTCTGAGGATATTACTTGCCATTTATAATGTTTCTTTAAGAATATATAATTTTGAAGTTCTCTATTATTAAGGTCATTTATACCATCTTCTTCATAATCTTGAATTGCTTGGTGCATATTCGTACCTTTTTCGCTTGCTAATTCAAGTATTCTTTCATCTACACCTTGATACTTATTTCCGAATTTCTTTTTTAATATTGTTGTTATAGAGGGAAGAATAATTCCATTGCATATATAAAGATGACTATCTTCCCAATATTCTATAACATAATTACCTATAGTCCAAGTTTTCATTATTTTATCTTGATTACTAATGAACTTTTAACTGGTGTGAATTCTACATAAGTATCGTATAAATCAGGTAAATCTTTTTTAAACATTGCTGTTCTAAATGTTTCTTTCTCAGTTGGTGCTTTATAAGTAATACTGATATTTTCATCTGATATTTTTATAATGCCTTTATCTTCCATTTCTTTTAATAAGGTTTCTCTTATTGCATCTTCTTTTCTTTTTAATTCTTTTTTTTCTTCATCTATCATTTTTAATTCTGATGTAATTATATCTGCTAGTTGATAGTTACCTTCTTTTTTTACTATTAAATTATATAAATCTACTTTTTTCACTTCGTTTTCTTGCATAATAATTATTCCTCATCTTTCTTTTTAAATAATTTAGTTAATATTTCACTTGCTTTATTAATAGACATATCTTCTAACTTATCAAGGTTATTTACTTCTAATAATTTTGTTAAATTTTCGCCTTGATAATATTTTTGTATAAGTTCCATTTGTTTAGGGCTTATCTTTGCAGTGCCAACTTGTTTAGTGGCTTTTTTGTACCCATTTTCTGGGCTTGCCTCTTTGTCAGGGTCATCTCCAGTACTTAATTTATATGCTTTCATAAGTGCATATTTATCCGCGTATGTCATTGCTTTTCCTGGCGCTTTATCGCCTGTATCTAAACCATCTCCATAAACTATTGTCTCAATAAACTCACTAGGATTATCAATATTAACAAATCTATAAGTAGTTTCTATTCTCATAAATAATGTATTAGTTTTAGTTATGTTTCCATTATATTCACTTTCTTTTATTAAAGTATCTCTATCAATTACTTCTCTTTTTGCTGGATAACTATAAACTCTATACTTCTTTTCTATAGGTTTTACTCCATCTAATACATCTCTTTCTGATACTGCTTTATAACTATTTGTTTTGCTTATAGACACAACCAATCCTTTTTCAATAACTCCTATTTCTTCGGTTATTAATGACATCTTTTCATAGATGTTCATCTTTTTAATCTCTTCTTCTTTCATTTTCTTTGTTCTCCTTTTCTTTTTTTTATTTGCCCAACTTACTTGATAAAAATGTGATTTTTTCAGCATGGACTTCTAAATCTTTATCTTTTAATCTTTGCAAATTACCTTTTACGCCTACCATATCGCCTTGTTCACAATATTCAACGCAACTTTCAGCAACTTTATTAATCAATACAACATCTATAAAATCTGCATCATATTCTCCATTTATATTTTTATAACTTCTTGGTGTTGCTAAAGTGATTTTTGAATATACTTTATCTCCTCTTTCTTCTAATATAGGCTTATTAGTCAATCTTCCAACTAATATAACTTGATTTACCATTTTCTTTTCTCCTTTCATTTATATATTAATTATACACCCTATTTTAACTTTTGTCAACTGTATTTTATGTTTTTATTTAAAATCTTTTAATAATTTTTCCATTTCATTGTTTTCATTAGTTTCTACTTCTTCTTTTTTTATGTCAACATCAAACCATTCGGGCTTATAATCTGTTTTTTTACTTATTTTTTTATCTCTATGTCGCTTAGTTTCTTCTTGTGCTTGGCTTACACTTTTAATTCCTAATTTTTGCCAATTATAAATTATAGTATCTATATAATTAATAGTATAAGCACCATTTAATATAGCGACTTTAACTGCATATCTAGTAAGTTCATTATCTTCCCACTCTTTTACTTTTTCAATTTCGGTAGGCGATAAAGTTCTTCCTAATTCTTTTTGCAAAAAATCATATATATTATTATTATTATTTATATTATTATATATTATATTATTATCTTTATAATTTTCTAAATACCCCCCTTTAGAATATTTAATACCCCCCTCATCATTTTCTAAATACCCCCTATTTAATTTTCTAAATACCTTTACTGGATATGGCGGACTTTGTATTTTTAATATTCTTCCTAATATTTGATTATCTTCTTTAATATATTCTGCATTTAAATATCCTTTATCTATTAATTCATTAATTACTTGTGATACTCTTCCACTACTTATACCAAAAAATTCACTAAAATATTTATTACTAGCATAACAACCTTTTTCGTTATCAAGGCTATCAATCTCTACTAACATTACCTTTTGTTGAAGTGTTAATTCTTTACTTTCCCATACCTCTTTAGGTATCCATATTCCTTTGAATGCTCTATTATTTTCTTCCATTTTATACCTCTTTCTAGGCTATGAAAAAAAGACTTGATGATAAGTAGGTTTATTTAGGCATGAAGTACCTACCCATCATCAAATCTTTTCTTCTTCATGCCTATGTTAATTATATATTAATTTTTTTAATAAATCAATATCAATTATTCAAAACTGTTTTCAAACTTTATACTTTCTAATTTCTTTTTTAGAGCATTGATTTTATTTTCTGTACTTGTATAAGCATTTTTAAACCTTTTTAGCGAGCATTCTTTATCTGCTAGTCTATTTATACTATCTTTGCAGAAACGAGTTCCTAGTGCCTCAAAATAAGCCATAGCGGGTGCTTTTCCATCTCTTTCGGTATTCCAATTCTTTCTTTCTTCGGTTGTTTTTATTGCTCTATCTATCTCTATTTGTGTTTTTAATTCTATTATGTCTTTAGTAAGTCTTGCTATTACTTCTCCTATTATGTAATTAAGATTAGAATAAACCTCTATATTATGAGCATATAAATACATTGAATTAGGTTCATCTATAATCTTTTTAAATACTTCTTGATACATACTAGCAAGTTCTTTTTCATTTATGTTTTTTATGTTAAAAGGGTTAAATAAGAATAATTTTTCTTCCATTTACTCATCACTCTCTACTTTTTCTACTAAATCTTCTTTTATTATTAAAGTGACTTTTTCAAAATCTGACACTTTAAATACTAATTCTTTTTTCAAAATTCCTTTGTAGCCATCAAATTCAAACTCTTTATCTACTATAATTTTCGCTTTTAATTCATCAGGAAATGCCCTAATGTTATATGCTTCTTCTATTGTTTTGCCATCTCTATTTTCCGAATTTTCTATTGCTTCATATATATCATTGGTTGCTTTAAACCAATCAGTATCAGGGCTTCCACCACAAACATACCAGTTTCTTATAAGATAAATATTCTTATTTATTTTGTGTCTATATATAACTATCTCTTTATTCATTATCTCGCCACCTTTAATATATCTTCCATTTTTGTTAATATTGGCTCTATTGCTTCTATTTCAATATCAGTATATTCAGTAAAGCCTTTGTTTTCTTTACAATAAATCTTGTAATCATTTATTCTATCTATTGCTTTATCTATAGTTCTTTCATATACATCTCTTGTTTGTATTATATCATCTCTAGTACTAGTCTCATAAATGATAAACTCTGCTACTTCTCTAGGTATATCGTATTCTTTACCATTTATATTTAT